AGTGGTGATATGCCAACCGAGGCGAAGATCCGTAAGGCGCACCGATGGTGGGCGCGTAACGAGCGGTTCCTAGATGCGGAGGCAGATACGCCGGGAGACGTGGCGGCGAACCTTTGGGGCGGCTCTGCGGGTATGCGCTGGTTCCGTGGGCTGTACGACGATTTAGATACTTCGGAAGCCGAAGGAACGTCAGGAAAAGGGATGAAGCGACTGGATGCGATCTTTAAGGCTGGGCTAAAGGCGATCACCGATAACCAAATCACGGTGGTTGCTTCTACGGTCGGCAATATGGACCGGTCCGGCGACGTGATTGCACCGGGCGCCTTCAAGTCGGCAGTCCTTCGCGGGTTCGTGGATAACGGCTCTATCCTTGTCGGCCATGACTGGGATGATCTTCCTATCGGTATGCCGATGGATGCGAAGGTGATGGGCGACGAGATCGTAAGTACCGCTCAGTTCCATTCCACGCCAAAGGGTCAGGAAGCTCGGACAATCGCAATGGAACGTATGGAGGCGGGCAAGTCTGTTTCCGTCTCCGTTGGCTTTATGCCTGACTACGATCAGGTGAGCTACTACGAAAACGGCGCAACCATGATGAAGGCTTGCGAGGAGATGGGCATGGACGTTTCCACGTTCGATCCGAAGATCAAGGCGTACAAATACGGGTGCCGCCTGATTCGTTCGGTATCTGAACTGTTTGAATGGTCTATCGTGCTTGTGGGCATGAATCCGAAAGCTCGGGCGATGGCCGTCAAAGGACTAGATTTACAAGATGGTGACGCTGGGTTCACCCTCGAAAACCACCTATCTATCTCGCTGGCTGGGATTGAAAGGGCATTCGACGTTGCGAAACTCAGGAAGTCTGAGGGTCGCGCATTGTCCCCATCGCGTTTGCGAATCATCGAAGACATCAACAAACTCTCGAGGGAGTTGCTTAGTTTCGGCGTTGCAGAGGCAAAGGACGACGACGCGGCGAAAGCCGAAATGCAGAGACGTGCGGAATTGCTCCGACGCGTTGAAGCGACATTGAACCAGCTATGACACTAAACGAACAGCTTTACCAAGCAAACGAAAAGGTCAAGGAATCCGGGCTTTTCCTGAAGTCCATCCTTGAGAAATCGGACGGCAAGCCGGGCGATATGCCCGCAGACGATAAGGTCAAGTTCGACAACGCTGAAAAGGCGTACAACGAGGCGACCGATCTAAAGGTTCGACTCGAAAAACAGATCGAACTCGAAAACCAACTCCAGAAGGCTAACGACTTTCTGATTCACGCGCCAACCATCATCGACCACAAGGGCATGCAAAAGCTTGAGATCATGAAGTCTGCCATCGGTAAGACGATCATGGGCGCACAGCTTAACGAAGTCGAGCGCAAGTCCCTCACCATCGGCAACGACGGACGAGGCGGCTATCTGGCACCTGAACAGCTGATGAACGAAATCATTCAGCTTGTCCGGGATCGGAACTGGACTCGGGCTATGTCCCGCGTCTACACGGTTCGGGGTGCGGCTACCATCGGTATCCCTGTCATCTCAACCAACATGAGCGATCCGGTACCGACGTCGGAAGTTGCGACCACGCAGACCAACGACACGGCACTCCGGTTCGGAATCCGCAACCTTACTCCACGTCTCCGAGAGGTCTCCATGCCTATCGGTCGGCTGATGGAAGTTAGCTCGGCTATTGACGTTTACCAGATTGTTTTCGAACAGATGGCATACGTCAAGGCTCGAAAGGAGGAAAAGGAATTCCTTGCCGGCAACGGTGCGGACGAGGCTATGGGAGTGTTCACGGTATCGGCTAACGGTGTTAGCTCTAACCGAAACTCGCTTCTGGCAACGTCTACCACGCTTACCGGTGACGACATCGTTAACGTGGTTGCATTGCTTCGAGAGCAGTTCCGAACTCCAAACCTTCGATGGGTATTCCACCGAAACCTTGAGGGTCGGCTCCGAAAGCTCAAGGACACGAACAACAACTACATTTTCTCGCCAATCGGCGCGGGAGTGTACAACGCTCAGTTCTTGGCGGCTGGTATGCCGGGTGTTCTTTTGGGCATCCCGTACTACATCTCCGAGTACGTCACCGATCCGGGAATCAGCGGGAACCTTGCCGCGTCTACGAACCTTGCAATGCTTGGTGACTGGTCGCAGGGTTACGCGATTGCCGACAGTATCGACGGCGAGATCATCGACCTAGACCAGAAGTTCTATCCTTCCAAGGGTATCGGCATGGTCGCGGCTTACGACGGTCAACCGATCAACGAGGACGCATACGTTCGACTCCGAACGAGCTAAACGAACATGATGAACTTCCTTCGCAACAATCTCGTCGCGCACGTGGCACCGGACGCAACCGCCGCCACCACTTTCACGCTTGCCGCTGGCACCACGGACGTTAACTCGTCTGCGGTTGACACTTCGGGCTACATGGAAGCTACCTTCGTTTGGATCTTCGGGGACAACGCGGATACCGCGACGTTCACCGGCAAGATTCAGGGTAGCACGGACGGCTCCACGGGCTGGACCGACATCACGGGCGCAACCACGTCGTTTACGGCTGGCGCGTCGGACACGGATAACGAAATGTTGGCGGTCGCCATCACTTCCCCGCTGTACCGATACGTCCGAGCGGTATCTGACCGAGGCGTAGCAAACACGGCTCTAAACGGCTTGCTCTGCATCCTTGGTATGCCAACTCAGGGTGAGGTCGCCCAGCTTACAACGGCTGGCAACTTCATTCAGGCTCCGGTCCAAGTTTCGACCATCTAACCTTCACGACCGGCCCCGTTCCCTCGGCGGGGCCTAAACACTTTTAGATCATGCCAAACCCAACGCCAACAGACTTAACCAACTACCTGATTACTCTTGGCGTGACAGCGATCAGCCAAATAGACGAACAGGGCATCATTGATGCGACGATAGCCGAACTTGAACGGCTCACGGGTCGCAACAAGTTCCAAGGTGACGCGGGCAGTACAGCCGTCCGGTACACCCTTCCGTGGCCGCAGGGTCAGAACGTTATCCTCGAAATCGCGGACTGTTGGACCATCTCAGAAATCCGAGTAGGGTACACGGGAACCGCTGGCACGGGAACGGTTCTAACCGAGTACGAGGGGTTTGAGCATCTTCCATTCAACCACTCTACGCGGGGTTGGCCTATCGAAGCTATCAAGTTTATCAATTGCCCATCAACGAACCCCGGCGCCATCCTCATCACCGGAAAGCTCGGCGTTGCTTCTACCATGCCGCAGGACGTGTTTAACGGCATACTAGCGGGCGCGGCGGCTCAGGTCCTGAAACAGCAAGCGGGTGCGGAAGGTTCGGTATCCGATCAAAAGCAAGGCGACCGATCCGTCAAATTCAACACGGCAGACGGCCAGAGCACGTACCAGCGGCTCAAGAACGAGTTCGACATGATGGTCACCCGATGGATTAAGGGGACGTACTGAGATGGCTTGGTCCCGCTACCCTAACTCGGTCACGGTGACACCGGTCACACAGTCAACGACGGCGGGTATCGTGCCTATCTCCGCGCTTGGGTCACCGGCATCCAAGAGCGTAGACTTTCAATTGCTGACACCTGGGCGGGCGTTCCAAGAGTACGGCGTAGACCTAACAAACCCGGCTCGGCTGTACGCTCCAGCAGCAGACATTACGAGCTTTCCGCAGGGTGCTCGGGTGAGCTTCGACGGCGAGACTTACAGCGTCGTTAACAGCATGGTGCGGAACGACGGCACGGGCGCGAACATGAGCTACGCGCTGGCGATCATGGAGAGGGTTATCTGATGGGCAGTCCTTACAAGGCCACTCTATGCGCTGACGTGATGGCGGCGTGTCTTGCGGCGTTCCCAACGGCTCGGGTTGAAGATGTTCCACAGCTCGAAAACACGACGGACACGCTCCCATACGTGCGGGTGGATCTTCTTTCTATCACTCGCCTTAGCGGAAGTCCGACGTATGAGACGAACACGTACACGGTCAGAATCACGTATCGGGCGGCGTACCCTGCAAGTGGCAACATCACGGACGCTAAGATCGCGGCGGCAAACACGCTTCACAACGCGCTTATCACGTCGGCTACGCTCTCGCCGGTGAGCTATGGAACGCTCCAAGACACGAACAATGTCACCTTTGCGGAGTTGGACGGTGACAGTTCGCGGGCTTTCGAGATGCAGATGGACTACTCCATAGCCATCACGGGGGCGCGGTAACGTGGGAACAACGACGAGCATCGCGGTCTTTGGTCGCAGGTTTGAGGCCATGCTGTCTCGGGTCAAGATCGGCGCGGACACCGTACACCAATTGCTGACCGATGGCGGCGAAGAAGATCACTTCGAATTCACGGCCGGCGGCACGTCTACCAAGACCCTGAGAAAGATGGGTCACCCTTACGGACGAACGGCGACAACAGCAAAGAACAAGACCGGGCAACGTGGCAACCTGAATAAGAAGCTCGGCAAAGCCAAAGTGAACCCGCTCCCGATCAACAAGCAGACGGGGCGGCTAAGATCATCGTTCTACCGTTCGGACATCGGCGGAAAGGACAAGGTGACGCGGATGGGCTTTAGGGTGCCCTACGCTCGCTTCGTGCTCCGTCCGGGCGGTACGCGGAAGATGATTGACCGAAAGTTCTACTCGCTCGGAAGTGCAAAGACCGGACCCGCAAGCGGCATAATCCGAAAACAGTTTCGAAAACGTCTTTCCATTGCACGGGCAGTTTACCGACGCACAATAAAGAGTTAAGTTATGGCAGTA